TGTTGCCAGTGATCTCGTCGAGAACCGGATTTTCAACAGCATTGCCATTGGCATGAACCCGTATGGGCATGAGTGGGAACTCGTCGCAAAGCGAATGACCTCTCTTGGACCGCGGGTGATTGCTGGTGACTTTTCCGGGTACGACAACAGTCAGTCTTGTCAGCTGTTGAAAGCTGTTGTCGGTGTTTTGAAAGCTCTCTGTGATTTTGACGATGAGGAGACCAACGTTGTGTGTGATGCTGTTGCGGTGTCACTGTCGCAGCCGCGGTACCAGACAGGCAAGCTGATCTATGAGCAAGATCATGGGCTGCCGTCGGGGAATCCTCTGACTTCTGTTATGAATTCAATTTTTGGCATGATTGCATTTCGTCTTATGTGGATGAGGTGCACACAGGGGGTATACTGCACGAGGGCTTTGAGCCTGAAGGGATTTCAGGAACACGTGCGGTTGCTGATGTACGGGGATGATAATCTCCTCAACGTGTCAGAGCACGCGATCGACGCCTTCAACCAGAAGACAATGATCGCTGTGGCACCGGAGTTTGGACTCAAGTACACCAGTGACGTCAAAGACGACCCGAATCCACCGGAATACCGGACGATTGAGAACGTTTCTTTTTTGAAGCGGACTTTCCGTCGGGAGGCCCTGGTGCTCAGGCGAGTCGCTCCCCTGGACCTTGACACGGTCCTGGAGATGACCTACTACACAAAGCGTGGTGGGTCAGAGGTGTCTATTACGGTGGATAACATCGGAAACACACTTCGGGAGTTGTCCCTCCACGGAGAGGATGTGTACAACAAGTACGTTCCAACGCTTGTGAAAGCAGCAAAGGAGCGCATGAATGTTGACATCATTCCTCAGAAGTGGAGGTTGGAGATTGCTGATGCCAGCAACTTCCACCCCACATACATGGACAGCCATGTATAATAACCGCCCGGCCCTTGCCGGGCGCACTGGGTCTCCGGGGACCCATAACTAAACCTGGGACGGTGCATTCTTAATTGAATAAGCACTAAAGCATGTGTGTCTGGTTACCAGTCTCGAACCAACCAAGACCGGGCCTAAAGGAACGAGATTAGGCTTTCACACATGACGCTCGTGGCTTTTCAGCCTTACACTTCCAGGATCGAGCTAAACATCCAGGGGAACCCGGAAGGCGGTGCAATACGTTGGTTCACGTGCACCGTCTTTATTGACCGAACCGCTACCACAGAAGAAACAACTGTAACCCACGTTGAGACTATGCAAGAAGATCAGTCTCACGCAACCACCAACTTCAGTACCGA